TGCTGGTCTACGACATCATCCCACTGCGCCACCCGGAATGGTGCGGCCCCGGCCTGACGGAGATATTTTCGCGCTGGATGACGGCGATGCTGCCGCTCGCCGATCTCGTACTGACGATCTCTCAGCACACCGCCATTGATGTCGTGCTCTATGCCGAGGCGCATGGCCTCGCGCTGCGCGCAGCGCCCGTGCCGATCCCCCTGGGCACCGGGTTCGGCCATTAATTGTTTCGCCCGCGCGAGTCCGTCCATCCGTAGGTGTTGATCAGAAGCGTGGTGTTGGCGTCGCTCGCGGCAAGGCGCGAGCGTACCTGTGCGCTTGTATTTGTCCGAACGCTGAACCAGCCGGATAGATCCAACGAAGTTGCGCCGCCCGAGACAAGGCCCAGCATAGATGGTTGTGTGATTGTCGGCGTCTCGTCGGTTGCCGCAAGATCGCTGATCAGTACAGCGCCTTGAGAAGTCGCGATCGAGAGGTTTTGCGTAATATAAATTTGCGCCAAGACATTCACGCCAGGCGGCACACTCAATGTTCGCGTGACGGCCGCGGTCCCTGGGTTGGCCGCGTTCACATCGTTGATGCTTGTGCCCCACCGGAAGTAATCGCCATCCTGAACGAAAGCCAGGATTTTTGCGGCGCCATCCGTCTTGAACGAGCCGATCCGGCGAAAGGCAGTCGTGTTCGTCGGCTTGTTCGCCGCCGTGACCGATGTGTCGAAATACACATCGGCCGCTCCGGCATTGATGATCGCGAAGACATGATACCAGGTGCTGTTGGCGATGGTGAGGCCGGCGCCCATGCCATTGTTGCCGGTGCCGGCGGTCCATGAGCCTCCCGTCGATTTAGTGAAGGCGCCGAGCTTGATGTAGGCGGCGTTGGTGCTGTCGGCGCAGATGCCGGCCGAGACATCGAGCACGGTTAAGGGAGTCGTGCCATCATTGCTGAGCGTGAGGCCGGCGAGATAGCTTTGCAGGATGATGGTGGTGGTGGCCGCGGGCTGGTAAGAAACGCAGCGCCAGTTGCCGGAGCCTTCCGAGCGGAAGCGCGCGATATCCCCCGCCTTGGTGATGATGCTGCTCGCGCCCGGCAGGATCAGCGATGTGCCATTATGGGTGAGCGTCAGCGTCCCCGCGAACTCCAGCTCCCTCTCGCACCCCGCCGGCACCGTATCGAACGCCGTGATCGTCGTCGTGCCGGTGACTTGCAGGTAGGGGTTGCCGGCCGCGCCGATATTGACCGTCGCGGCCGACGCGATGGTGGAGAACCCGGCGTCCCAGCCGGAATCGAGGAGCTGGAATACCGTGCCGTCATACTCGACCGTGTTAAACTCGGCGAGGATGAGCTCGCCGCCGGCGAGATTGACGAGGCCACCCGCGGTGCGCTTCTGGATTACCGTCGCCGTCGTCCCGGCTACGGCCAAGGTGGTCGAGCCGGTATTGGTGAACCCGGCGATGAAGGAGAAGCGGTAGCCTGAAGTGAGCGAGAACCCGCTCGCCGGCGTGACCGCGGACACCACCTGGGCATTCGCCGATCCCGTCGAGGCGGCGTTGCCGTAGAACTGGCTTTGCTGCGGCTGGCCCTGGATCTGGTCGACGGTCCAGAAGGCGTTGGTCGGCGGGTCGCTGTCGGTCGATGGCGACAGCGTGAACTTGTACGCCTGGCCCGGCGTCAGCCAGCAATTGCACTCGCCGCGCGTGTCCAGCAAAATCGGATTGGCGTTGGGCGTGTTCCCGGTCGAATCGACATAGGTCGCCTGCTTCGTCGTGCCGCCGCCGCCAAAGGTGAACAACTTTCCGCCCGACAAAGCGTTTCCGTTGTTGTCGACGAAGCGCAGCTTCGGCGGCGGCGAGAGGAGGGTGGTTGCGGCCATGCTACCTCGGCAGGAATGTCATGGTGGGCTTGACCGACCAGGTGACTTTGAGCTGGTCCGACGCGGAGAGCGGGAACATCCCCGAGCTCGATCCGGTGGTGAAGAAGGTCGCGCCGTCGCGAGAAATAGAGATGTCGCTCACCGTGCCGCCTGAGACGATGGCGTTGCCTGAGAGGCTGGCTGGCGCGGTATAAAGAAAGGGCGAGGCGCCGACGGTGATGGCCTGGGCCACTCCCTGCCCGCCAGCGGAGATGAACAGGTTCGAGATGAAGCGGAAGAACGCGCGCGACGGCGTCAAGTCCGCCTGGAGCCACTGCTCGCGGGCGGAGATCAGGCTGAATCCGGCCACTATTCGAGCTCGGCCCCGATGATCCGCGCGCGGAAATTCTGCGCGCCCGACAGCTCGAAGAGCCGATCCAGCCCCGAATTGCGCCGCGTCGAGCCCAAGCGGTTGAACTTCACGCGCGCCGCGGTCTGGCCGACCCGGTAGGCCGGACTCTGCCGCTGGCTCGACCAGGTATTGCCGCCGTCATCCGACCAGCGCAGCATGTGATTGATGGCGCCGAACCCGCCCGATGTATCGATGCCGGTCTCCATGTCGACGGTGAGCGAGGAGAACTTGACGGGCTGGCGCGCCCCCGGACCTGATCCGGGGGTTTGCGGCAAGGCCCGCCATGACCTGAGCCATTTGCGCGTGACGTTGTCCTTGCCGTTGCTGTCGAGGTTCGTCTGCGGGTTCAAGGCGAGGAGCTGGCCCGAGAGATAATCGCCGACCACGCATTTGCCGTTGAAGAACGCGAAGGCGTTGGAGAGGTGGCGGTTCAGGATTCCGGTCATCGCATTGAACGAGGCCCGCTTGTGCCACATCGGCATTCGCCCCAAGGCGCTCGAGGTGATATCGTAGGCCCAGGTGGCGTTGGCCTGCGGGAAGACCAGCACGTAGAAGACATGGCCTTCCTGCTCGTAGCAGTAGCCGATCGCGTCGGCCATGGTGCTGTAGGTCGCGAACTCCTCCTCGACCGGATGCGTCGAGATCCTCCGCGCCTGCGATATGCCCTGCGCCATGAAGACGCGACCCTGGCCGAGCTTGGTCTGCCCCAGCCACACCAGGGTTTCCCCGGTCATCGCCACCGAGAACGGCGCGACGCAGCCGACCTCGAGGAAGACGCCGTCCAAGCGCTGGAAGGCGAAGCCCGGCAGCCCGGCATTGATCCAGACCTCGATCGAATCCGGCTTGAACAGCCATTGCTCGCGGTTCAATTCGGCGATCGAGACGGCATTCGTCGGCGTCGAATTCGCAGAGCTGAAATTGAGCGCGCTCCAGGTCGAGAGATCGTTGAGGTTGGATTGCGCGAACTGGTTGCGGCCGGCGAAGACCAGAAGCCCGAAGCCGTCCTGGTAGGAGCCGATGACCGGGTTGGCGTAAGGCAGGCTCAAGGTGGAGAGCGCGCCGCCGGTCGTCAAATAGCCGTTGACGCCATCGAAGAGCGCGACCTGCGTCCCGTTGTTGATCAGGCTCACGGGGCCGCTGAGCGTGTTGATGGTGCCGAGCAGCGTCGCCGCCCAGGACTGGCTGACCGAATAGACCGAGGCCCCCGATACGACGAAGAGAGTCGAGCCCATGACATTGAGGCCGCGGATCGGCCCGATGCCGGCGGTGACCAGCCAGTCCGTGCCGGGGCACATCATCAAGGCGGCGATCTCCTTGGCGCCGCCATGCACCTCCGCGACCTCGGGGTAGAGGTTGATGCAGGCAGAATCGGCGAAATTGAAGCTCTTGCTGACGTACGAAGGCCCCACGATCGGCGACTTCATCGGTTGCTGGTCGTGTCCTATTGCCAGTTGTAGGACGCCTGCCCGCGCGACACGATCTCGGGGTCATAGGCCGCTTCGTTCGAGCGGATGTTCGAGCGCTTCACATTGGCCTTGGAGACGCGCGCGTTCTCGATCTGAATGGCGGAGGGGTTCGAGCCTTCCGGCTTGAAGCCGGACCAGACCTCCAGCAGGAGATTGGTCTGTATCATCTTGACGTAGCCGGGCGGCAGGCTCGCGGCCGTGGTCAGCGCGGCGAAATCCGTGAGCTGCAGGTATGAATCCCAGAACGCCGTGAAGCCGGCGGCATTGGGCTGCGGCCAGAAATTCAGCTTCCCCAAGGGGAATTGCGGATCATAGAAGAGCACGGTCGGGATGTTCGACTGGATCGTGCTCGAGCGGTTGAGCAGGTTCCATTTGTCCTGCTCATAGACATCGAGGGTATAGGGGTTGCCCTGTGCATCCTGGATATAGGCGGTGCCGGGCCCGGAGATGATCCGGATCGGGCGGGTTTGGTTGAAATCCGGGCTCCCCGATGTGCCGATGGTGTAGGTGGATTTCGCAGCCGCCAGCGCGCCGCTCTGCTCCGTGATCGCGTAGCAGGCGAGGTTCTCGTTCGACCAGCTATCGAGCATCTGGTTGAGCTTGCGCAGGCAGTATTCCGCGTCGGTATCCGACACGGTCTCGCCGGGCGCGTAGATTCCCGCATCCACCAGCATGTCGTTGATGATGCTTTGGGCGGTGTCGGCCATGGGAGACCTATGCTATGGTGCGGGCGCTGCGGCGGCGTGGAAAGCAGACATACCGATGAGCGACGAACTTGCGACGGAAATGGAACGGGTGCGGCTGATCGAGGAGTATATTGCACTAGGTGATATTAACGTCGACCGCGGGGCATTCAAAACCGAGGAGGACCGCATACGACGCATTGCGGAAATTAACCTACGGCGCCGGCAAATTCTCGCCAACCTCTGTCCCTAAGCTCCGCCGCGGCCCCGCAGCGCTTACGCGGCGGTCGTCTCGCCCGCTTCGCCTTCGGCCTCGGCCTTGCGAGGCCGTCCGGGCTTCCGCGGCGCGAGCGCGGCGACGAGCTGCGCGACGCTGTCGGCGAGCGCGGCGATCTGCTGGCCCTGCTTGTCGACGAGCGCTTTGACTTCGGCGAGCGGGCTCACCTGTGGCGCCACCCACGGCGCCGCTTCGCCCAGAGCGGGCTTGCCATTATCCTC